AGAGGAGAATTTTAAACAACTAGCCGCTTCTTACTGTTACCTATACGAAAAAGCTAAAGAATGTGGTGTTCTAAACGAAGAAGACCACGAATATATATTTGAAGACGAGACGATACATTGATTGAAATAAGCAGAACAGATGTGGTTTCAGACCACATTATGAAGTTCGATGATAGAAGATTTATAAAATTACCTATTGATGGATATATGAACTTGTTAGGAATTACACCTAATAGTTCTCAGCATGGAATTATAAATGCAATCAATAATCCAAAGTATCGTTTTGTTACTGCCGCAGTTTCAAGAAGGCAAGGTAAAACCTACATTGCCAACATTATAGGTCAATTAACTACTTTAGTTCCAGGAGCTAATGTATTATTGATGTCACCTAACTATTCACTTTCTCAAATTTCATTTGATTTACAAAGGCAATTAATTAAGCACTTTGACTTAGAGGTATTAAGAGACAATGCAAAAGATAAAGTTATTGAACTTTCAAACCATAGTACGATTCGTATGGGTTCCGTTAACCAAGTTGACTCGGTCGTGGGTAGGTCTTATGACCTCATCATATTCGACGAGGCCGCTCTCGTTGACGGGCGGGATGCTTTCAATGTTGCGCTCAGGCCCACACTAGATAAAGAAAACTCAAAAGCACTCTTTATATCTACTCCAAGGGGTAGAAATAACTGGTTTGCAGAGTTTTGGTACAGAGGATTCTCAGATGAGTTTCCAGAATGGGCAAGTATCAAAGCAACATATCACGAGAATCCTAGAATATCAGAACAAGATATAATCGAGGCAAAGAAGACGATGTCTGAAGCTGAGTTTAATCAAGAGTATATGGCGGACTTCAATGTGTTTGAAGGTCAAGTATGGGCGTTCAATCATGAAAAGTGTCTATCAGATTTGTCAGAAATAGATACCTCGAGAATGGATATCTTCGCAGGAATGGACGTTGGTTATAAAGACCCTACGGCTTTCTGTGTTTTCGGATATGATTGGGATTCAGAAACGTACTACTTACTGGATGAATATCTTAATGCAGAACGAACTACGGAACAACACGCAATAGAGATTCAGAAACTAATTCAAAAGTGGGACATAGATTACATTTACATCGATTCTGCTGCTCAGCAAACAAGGTTCGATTTTGCACAAAATTACGATATCACTACTATCAATGCAAAGAAATCTGTTTTAGACGGTATAGGACACGTAGCCGGAGTAGTGGATAATGATAAATTAATAGTTCATCAAGCTTGTCGTGAATCTATATCAAGTTTAGACCAATATCAGTGGGACCCAAATCCTAACTTATTAAAAGAAAAACCCAAACACAATTATGCATCTCACATGGCAGACGCCATTCGATACGCGCTATACTCATTCGAGACAAGTGTCACTACATTCTAATCTACCCCTTGAAAAAATAGTTCTTGACATGAACTTAAAATTTTGCTAAAATTATCTTTATAACGAGTAGGTTTATGGATTTAAAAAGAGATTTAGTAAAGTATGTTCGTGACAAGGCCAAGTCTAAATATAATAAAGCAACGGAATGTCACATCTGCGGAAGTACGAAGAATCTAGACTTTCATCATTTTTACGGATTAACCGAATTATTAGAACAATGGATGAAAGTAAATAAGATAAAAATAGAATCTGAACAAGAAATATTAGACCTTAGAATAAAATTTATCGCAGAAAAAGAAGACGAAATATATAATCAAGCTGTTACAATATGTCATGACCATCATTTACGATTACATAGTATATACGGCAAACGACCCAAGTTGGTAACAGCAAAAAAGCAACAGAAATGGGTTGAAATACAGAGACAAAAATATGGCATGGTATGATAGATTTTTAGGAATAGATAGAGAGGAAAAAGACAATCCTGCTCAATATGTTATTGCTAGAAACGAAGGCTTGACCATTGACAGTATTGAGCACCAGATAAGTTATAGAAATGCTTATGAAACTATAGAAATAGTAAATAGAGCAGTCAACATGGTAGTTGACGATACTGCTGAAGTGCCTTTTGATATTGGCGATAAGATTATAGGAACGTCTCCTGTTGTAAAAAACATACGAAGAAGTAGAGTAGATTTATTACTAAATAGTGAACCAAATCCATTTCAAGACGTAAGTACATTTAAAAGAAATCTGATAATTGACTTACTAATTGATGGAAATATATTTGTCTACTTTGATGGTGCACATCTGTATCATCTTCCAGCAGAGCATGTAACCATATATAGTGATGACAAACAGTATGTTGAAAAATATACTTACGACAACTCTATTGATTATAAGCCATCAGAAATAATTCATATTAAAGAAAACAGTTTCCGTTCTATTTATAGAGGAGTCCCTAGATTAAAACCTGCACTCAGAACTATGCAATTAATGGGTAGCATGAGAAGGTTTCAGGACAACTTCTTTAAAAATGGAGCAGTTCCAGGACTAGTTTTAAAGTCACCGAACACTCTTTCAGAGAAAATCAAAGAAAGAATGTTACAGGCTTGGGTTGCAAGATACAATCCTCAGTCAGGTGGTAGAAGACCGCTATTTTTAGATGGCGGATTAACAGTGGAAAACCTAACTGAAGTTAACTTTAAAGATTTAGACTTTCAAGAAGCAATAGCTTCTAATGAAAAAATAATTCTAAAAGCAATAGGAGTTCCACCAATATTAATGGATAGTGGTAATAATGCCAACTTAAGGCCTAACCACCGTCTATATTATTTAGAAACCATACTACCTATTATTAACAAAATAGCGTATGCTTTCGAGAGATATTTCGGTTTCAAACTTGATGAAAATGTATCAGGTATACCTGCTTTACAACCAGAGTTAAGAGACCAAGCAGGCTATTACGCCACACTTGTCAACACAGGTATAATGACACCGAATGAAGCAAGGGAGGCGTTAAGACTTGAGACTATTGAAGGGTTTGATACACCAAGAGTTCCTGCAAATATCGCAGGTTCAGCCACAAACCCAGAAGAAGGTGGCAGGCCGGAAGAAACTCCGCCAAGCGAGGAAGAATAATTATGACAAAAGACAAAATGATAAAGGCTTTATCCGATTTCATGGCCGAAAAAGGCGTTGAAGTAATGGATTTACCTGCATACAAATCTCACGGTAATGATGTACCTGTCAAAGACTATTTGCTTAGAAGAGCATTTGGTTCTTGGAATAGAGTATTATCTGCCATGAAGAAAAGACATCCTGTCCAAGTAGCAGTTGTAGAAGAGAAGGTAGTTAAAAAACCTGCTCCTAAAAAGAAAGCTGTGAAAGTGGAGAATAAAGATGTCGAATAAAATTTATCATTGGACGAGTACTTTTAAATCACTAGGCGAAACCGAAGATGGTGGAATAAACATCAAAGGTTCTGCAAGTACAAATGCACTAGATAGAGCTGGAGATATAATCGAAAGCGAGGCATGGACAAAAGGGGGACTGGAAAACTTCAAAAGTAATCCAATCATTCTTTTTAACCACGACTACAACAAACCTATCGGTAGAGCAACTGGTTTAGAGGTCACTGATAAAGGTTTAGATATCACTGCAAAGATATCAAAAGCCGCAGGTGACATTACTCATTTAGTGAAAGATGGAGTCCTGGGAGCATTTTCAGTTGGATTCAGATGTAAAGATTCTGAATACATGGTTGAAAGTGATGGATTCAAAATTAAAGACGCGGAACTTTTTGAAGTGTCTGTAGTATCAGTACCTTGCAACCAAGGGGCAACCTTTGGCTTAAGCAAGTCATTTGATAGTATGGATGAATACAGAAAGTACCAAAAAGAAATATTACAGGCTAACTCAACCGCAGCAGCAGACGCTGTTAAAATTGAGCAGCCAAGCGAGGAGAAATCCTCATCAACGGAGACTGATATGTCAGAAGAGAAAAAATCTCCTGAAACTTCAATCGACTTGGAAGCATTTGCAAAGAAAGTAGCTGAAGATACAGCTGCTAAAATTGCTATGAAGCAAGCCGAGCAGAAAGCAGCAGACGAAAAAGCACTACAAGAGCAGGCTGAAAAGCAAGCTGAAGTAGAGGCTAATGAAAAGGCTGTTCAAGAAGCAAAACAGGACGAGCAAAAAACTATTATCGAAGCTGGTTTAACTGGCGCTGAAAGATTAATGAATGACGTAGAGAAAAGAGTTTCTGAAAAACATGAAGACTTAAAAACAGTTGTAGACTCATTAGAGAAACAACTAGCTGAGAAATCAGAAGAAATCATGTCAATCAGAGAATCAAAAAGAATCTTTGCGGACAGACAAGGTCAAGGCGACTGGAAAAAAGCTTACGAGAATGATATCATTGACGCAAAATTTGCTGGTTTAGCGACTGGTAAAGGATGGAACAGTGATTATGCAAAAGGTTTAATGGAAAAAGTTAACGCACATAGTGGTGTTGGCGTTTCTTCAGCAGACTTTGAGCAAATCGTATCAACACAAATCGAAAGAGATATTCAAAACGAATTAGTATTAGCACCTCTATTTAGAGAAATAGCTATGAATTCCGCTAATATGATTATCCCAATCTTACCAGATGCTGGTTATGCTGAATTTACAGGCAACCAAGCAGCTAGTGGTGCTTCACCACATGGTAACTTGCAAGAAAGAGGGGATTCTTATAACCCTGGTTCAGCAGGTGGGGTAGATATGACTGAAAGAGTTCTTTCAACCAAAAAATTAATCTCACAATCTTACTTAGGTAACGAAACTGAAGAAGATGCAATCTTACCGATTCTTCCTTTAATTAGAGAATCAATGGTTAGAGCACACGCTAGAGGTATCGAAAATGCTATCCTAGCTGGTGATGACGCTGACGGTGTATATGGTACATCACAAGCAACCTTCGAAGGTTTACTACACTTAGCAAGAAATGACAGTGACTACACACAATCAGCAACAGCTTTTGCTACTGATAAAATTGTAGCTTCTGACTTACTTGAAATGAGAAAGAATATGGGTAAATATGGTATAAATCCAAGTGAAGTAGTATATATTGTTTCACAAAGGTCTTACTATGAACTATTAGAAGATGCTGAGTTCCAAGACGCTAACCTAGTTGGCGACATGGCTACTAAGCTAAACGGTGAAATCGGACAGGTTTATGGCTCTAGAGTCTTAATGTGTGACGAGTTTGCTGCACCAGCAATATCTAAGTTCGCAGCTATCGCTGTTAACCCAAGAAACTATGTAATGCCAAGATTAAGAGGTGTTACAATTGAATCAGACTACGAAGTAGCTAATCAAAGAAGAGTCCTAGTGGCTTCTCAGAGATTAGGATTCACTGACTTAATTGACGGTGCAACTTCTAAGTGGGGTTGGATGTATAAAGGTAGTTAATACCTAATTACGGTTTTGGTGGGTTACCTATAACCCACCACTTTTTAACTATGGCAGATTTAATTACAGTAAATGAATACAAAGACGCAGAAGGTCTAAGAGGCGAGAAAGACGATGACCGTCTTGCAATAATTGTACCTCAAATATCTGAATTAGTTAAAAAATATTGTGGAGTATCATTTCTTGATTACTACAGTACAAATAAAGTAGAAACTTTTACAATTGAAGATAACTACACCTCAACGATAATAGTCAGCGAGAGTCCGTTAGTATCAATTAATAAAGTGGAAGAAAGAACAAGTTATTCAGATGATTATCAAGAATTACTTACAACTAAATATGAGTACTATATAGATGAAGAAGCCGATGCTATTATAAGAACTACTACAAGCGGTAATCCAATAAGTTGGAAGAAAGGCGTAGGTTCTGTTAGAGTCACATATAAGGCAGGTTATGCTAGTACTCCAAAAGACTTACAACTAGCTTTGTTTGACTTAGTAAATTACTATATAAAAGACGAGCATAAAGAAAGAAGAGCATTAGGCGGAGCTATCCAACAGAATCAAGGAACAGCTGGAATTAGAAATAGTACAGATTTTCCAGACCACATAAAAAGAGTACTTGATTTATATAAAGTAGTTATTTAATGATACAATTAGTAAAAGATGAAATTGTTAAAGCAATTAGAGCAGCAGATAGAGAAGCAATAAACCAAGGGTATAGACACGAATTTACAATAAATTTAAACGATGTAGAAAAGAATATAAAAGAAGTTTGTAGAAGAGTACTAAAAGATAATAGTTTAACAGTACCTGATAGAGATTTAGCTCGTATAATAACATCTAATGTAAGAGGCCATTTTACACGTGATGCTCACCATATAGAGTATAAAAAATTAGCAGGTGGTAAAACAGCTAGAAAATTAAGTTATCAAACTAGTAATAATACTTTACTAATTAAGTTCCCTATGGAGGGATATGGTAACAAACATACTTTAAAATCAGGCGCAAAGAGTGCATTTACTACTAACCAAGCGGCAATGGGAGCTATGCAAGGAACTGTTTTAAATCACGTTAGAAATGATATAAATGACTTAATAGGAAGTGGTTTAACTGGTTCACAAATGCAAGAGGGCTATAAAGCAGATACGAAAAAAGGTAGACAAGGAATCAGATTAAGTGCTTTACATGGAACAAAAAGTAATAGAACAACAGTAGCGGCTTTTGGTGGTGCAGAAAAGATGAAAGGAAATGCATCTACTAGACATGATTCACTAGAAGAAAAAGATTTTACACAAGCTATAAGTGCAGGACATAATATAAATGAGCTATATGACAAGGTTTACCAAGAGTATAGCAAAGCATTTTTAACAGAAGTAGGATTAGAACAATATCTTGATATGTCAGTAGAAGATATGAGAAAAAATCTTAAAGTTCAGATAACTTTTGACCCTGCTAATAAAAACGCTACAATGAAGGATTACGATAGTAAAGAACTTCAAAAGTTTATAAATAAGTATGAAAGCTCAGTTATTAAAACACTAAGTAATCAGCTTACAGATGAGGAAATGAAAACTTCTCCAAGTCCTAAGCAACATCTAACAGCAGCGGCAGGAAAGATAGTAATAGAAAAACTTTTAGGATTTCCACATAAGATAAATCCTGATATGAGACTTAAAGTTAATAGAAAAATGCTAAGTGATGCAAAAAGAATTAAAAGAAGTCAAAAAGCAAAAATTAGTAGCAAACAAGGTAGCATAACAACAAAACGCACAGGAAAAAAAGCTGTTAAAAAGACTTCAGGGTATGGCAGAGGTATGGGTCATGTTGAAAAGAAAGCAGGAACGAATCCAATGGCCTTAAGAAGTTTATTAAATGAAATATTACCTCAAACAGTAGCACAAAATATGGGGAGCCCTGCACTAAATTTTAGAACAGGTAGATTAGCAAACTCAGTAAGAGTTGATAATGTAACACAAGGACCAAGAGGTGGAAATACAATAATTGAAGCAACTTATATGAATAATCCTTATGAAACATTTGCTCCAGGAGGAAAAATGTATACTACTCAAAGAAACCCTGAAAAATTAATTAGAAAGTCAATTAGACAAGTAGCTTCAGGTTTAATCGGAGCAAGATTTGGGATAAATATACAATAATGGAAACAGCACTAGCAAGGAAACATACCACGCGTCGCAGAGCCATTGTTGAAGCCCTAGCTTTAAAACTAGAAGGAATAAATGGTAGCGCACCTTTTAGAACTTCAGTTGCAAAGGTAGAAAGACGACTTAAGTTTTGGGATGAAGTAAATGAATTCCCAACAATACATGTCGGAGCAGGTACTGAAACACGCGAATATGATGGCGGTGGTTTCAGATTTAGATTTTTAAGAATAACAGTTCGATGTTATGTTTCAGATGACAGTGATGTTATCGAAGCACTCGAAGAATTGTTAGAAGACGTTGAAACGGTAATAGAGGATAACGACCCACTAACATACTATGATTCAACAGGAACATCTCATAATACAGTACAAACAACAATTGGTACTGTAGATACAGATGAAGGCGTATTGGAACCTCTAGGTGTAGGAGAAATCACCTTAGAGATTCGATATTAATTAGGAGAAAAGAATGGCATTTTTCTTTAGTAGAGATACCAAAGTATTTATGGAATGGTCAGAGGATAGCACTACAGCAAATACAGCTCTGTATGAGATACCTGTATTAGATGGGTTTTCTTTTAGCCAAGGCACAAATACTTCAGAGGTAACATTAAGCGAAGCAGCAACTTCAGCAGGATACAGCAAGAGAGGCAGAGCAATGTTTACTGACTCTTTCGCGCCTGCAGAATGGAGCTTTAGTACTTATATGAGACCTACAAAGTCAGGTAGTGCAGCAGCTTATACTAGTGGAGAACACTCCGCAGCATTAGCTCATTTTGCAGTAGAAGGCCCACTATGGGCAGCTTTGACTGCAAAAGACTATGACAAAGCATGTGGAGGAGACTTCACAGCAGGAACAGGTACCGGCGGACTAGCTTTTGATTTTGCAAATTCCAATAACGTACAAGTAGGAACATTTAATATGTTCTTCGTACTAGGAGCTTCAAAAGACACAGGAGGCAATTACGAAACAGGTACAGAAGGTGTTACTATTTACAAACTAGCAGATTGTTCAGTAGGTTCTGCATCAATTGATTTTGATATAGAAGGTATTGCTCAGATTGCATGGTCTGGAAATGGTAAGTCAATAGAAGAAGTAGCAGATTTAGATTTAACTACTTCAAATGCGGCAGCACCAAAAGGACTAATTGCTGAAGGAGTTAGTTCAACAACTAACTTTATCAGAAATAAATTAACAGATTTATCTATAACTTATGATGCTTCGGCATCTACAGGTACACTAGGAGCTTTAGGCTCAAGTGACCAAGCTTATGGTATAACCTTAACAGGTGGAAATATAACAATTGAGAACAATCTCACATATTTAACACCAGAAACGCTAGGTACAGTAAATCTACCAATAGGTCATATAACAGGAACTAGAAGTGTCTCAGGTAACTTTACTTGTTATCTAAATTCAGACGCTAATAGCTCTCTAGACTTATTTGAGAAACTTCAAGAATCAAGAGGAGTTATTACTAACGCTTTTGATTTAGTTTTCTCAATCGGTGGACAAACAGCAGCTACTCCTAGAGTAGTAGTTGATGTGCCAAAAGCACACTTAGAGTTACCCTCTCACAGTTTTGAAGATGTAGTATCTGTAGACGTAGCCTTCCATGGCTTAGCTACCGATTTATCATCAGCAACAGCAGCAAGTGCAACTGATGAAGTTAAAGTAACATACAAAGTAGCATAATAAAACTCGGGAGGGGTCATTCCCTCCCACTTTTTAGGACAAAAAAATGACAGAACAGAAAGAAGTAAAAAAAGTACAACCCGTTTCACTAAAGAGTTTATTAACTCCTAGTAAAACAGTTTCAATTGATTATCCCGGTTATGATGGCTTTTCAGTTGACCTAACATATTTAAGCAGAGAAGAATTAGTTAAACTTAGAAACAGATGCATGAAACAAAAGTTTAATAAAAAGACAAGAGCTTTTGAAGATTCACTCGACGAAGACCTGTTTTTAATAGAGTACGTTAGTTCAATTATAAAAGGATGGACAGGTCTAAAATACAAATACTTAGAAGAGTTTCTATTGGTAGATGTAAGCGGACAAGACTTAGAGTCAGAACTCGGCTACACGGTAGAAAACGCAGAGTTATTAATGAAAAACTCAGGTGATTTCGACCAATGGGTAACTGATACTGTAGGCGCTTTGGAAAATTTTACGCAAAGCAAGTAGAATATATACTTGCTTTATTTGAAAAAAGCTATAAAGATACAGGAATAGATGTAGATAAATATCTAGCAGTATGTGAACAGTTAGGAGAAGAGCCTGATTTAGACAAAATGCCTGTAGAACGTGCTATTTTTCCATTGGAAGTCCAAGAAGCATTTATGCTTCATGACTTTTTATCTGATAAATGGGATGGCATGAATGGCTACTACCTCGGAAAAGACTACTCAGCCTTAGAAACTTACATAAACATATTTAACATAGAAGATGCAAAGCAATCTTTGTACTTCTTGAAACATATTGAATATTTTAATTCAGAAAAAATTAATAAAAATATTAAAGCTAAAAGACAAGCTGAAGAGCGTAAAGCTAAAATGAAAAGGTAAGAATGGCAAGAAAGAAAAAAGGCGCAATTATAAGTTTTGAGGTCACCGATGACGGTACTCTAAAACAGGTAGGAAGAAGAGCCAAATCAGCAAGTAAAGACATAGCTGGTGTAGGTAGGTCTGCGGGCGATACTCGTAGAAATTTACAATCTATGTCAGGACGTACAGAATCTGCGTCAAAATCATTTTCACGTTTACAGCAAGGTACTGGCGGCCTCGTGCAGTCCTACGCGATTCTTGCATCAACAGTCTTTGCTGTAACAGCTGCTTTCAGAGCGCTAGAAAACGCACAAAATATTCAACAACAAATTAAAGGATTTGAAACGCTTACAAAAGTTACTGGTACATCTTTGCTTACTATAACAAACAGAGTTAGAGAAGCAACTAATGGATTACTTGACTTTCAAACAGCAGCACAACAAACAGCTATAGCAACAGCAGCAGGTTTTAGTGCAGACCAAATTGAAGGACTAGCAGAAGGAGCAAAACGAGCTTCGGTTGCATTAGGTCGAGATATGACAGACTCATTTAACAGATTGATTCGTGGTGTGACAAAAGCCGAACCCGAACTACTCGATGAATTAGGTATCATTTTAAGACTAGATATTGCAACAAGAAACTATGCTGCAAGTATAGGCGCAAGTGCAGACAAACTTACTATTGCTCAAAGAAGAGCTGCTGTGTATAACGAAGTTAACAAACAGCTAGAAAGTAATTTTGGAGATATTGGAGACGATGCTAATAGTTTAACGAATCAAATCACCGCATTCACAACATCTTTAGGAGATATTGGAATAGCAATTTCAGGGACAATTCTTCCCGCAATCAACACTTTTATATCCTTCTTAGACAGAAATAAACCCATATTATTTGGAGTTTTAACTATTTTTGCTTTAAGATTAACAAATGATATCATGCCAGGACTAAAAGGAGTAGGAGCAGCGACACAAAATTGGGTTAATAGTTCAAAAACAAGAATCACAGAATTAAATACACAATTAGACGGTAATAGTAAAAAATATAAAAAATTAGGACTGGAACAGAATAAAACTACATCAACAGTTTCAAAAGCTTTTAAAGCTTCTTTAAAGAGACGACGAATGTCTGAAGAAGAATTTTTTGATAAATCTGCTGCTAACCAAAAAAGGTCAATAACAGCACACATTAACGCATTAAAAAAACAAGAAAAAGCTACTGGTAAGAGTATGCAAAGGCAAATTGCAATTCAAGACGCTGCTTACAAAAAAATTGTTGCAATGTCGAATGTTACAGGAAAAAAAGTAGGTTTAGGACTATCTTCAGGACTTCTACAAGCAGAAAAAAGTTTAATTAGAGTTAAATTACTAGGACAAAGTGCAATGGCTAAATTAGCTCAAGGAGCTATGAAAGCAGGACCTGCATTTGCAGCTTTAGGTGGAATAATAAATTCCGCATTTAGTGTATTTATGTTCTTGTCAATTGCTACTATGTTCTATGATATGCTACCTGGGGTAGCAAAAGCAAAAGAAGCTGTACAAGACTTAAAAGATAAATTAGAAGATTCTGAGACAGCAGCAGGCGAATTAAACAACGCTATTGTAGGATTTGAGGTAGGAAAATTAAAAGCCATAGGAGATTCTATTAGAGAAGGCGTAGAACCTATGATGCAAATGGCAAAAGCAGTCGACCATTTAGCCAATATTCTAAAAACTGCAGATATAAAAGACATGGGCAGTAATTTAGTAGAAACAGTAGAATCAAGTATAGTAGATGGTGGAAAGAAAACAAAAAAAGCTTCAGTACCTTTGGCAGTTATGGAAATGATTAGAGCTTCTCAAATGGGCATGGCTGCAGGTGGCGGAGATGAAGTACAGGCCGCATTCCTAGCATTTATGAACGCTTCCAGTGAGAAGACAGACAGCGACGGAGAGATGAGTGGGTATCTTACTAAAGAGTTTATTGAAAATAGAACCAATGAAATAATGAAGGAACTTACTTCTATGGGGTCAACGACTTCAGATACTACAGAGTATTCTCAAAGTTTAGAGAATATAAGAGAACATTTTAGAATGTTAAAAGTAGATTCAAGAGACTTTTTTGACGTAACCGAGGAAGGAGGCAAAACAGTAGTAAATGCTACCGGCATCTTTAATTCTTTCTTTAGTAGTATTGATGCAGGAACAGAGGCGGCAAAAACTGCTATTGTTTCTTTATCAGATATGTCAGAACCTTTAGACAATCTAATGGAAGCTATAAAACTAAGTATGCCTAAGCCTACCGCTTTTGCAACAATGTCAGCAAATTTATCACAAGTATTTAATCAGTATGACACAGCACAGAGAAAAATACAAGAAGGCAAGAAGAAGGGTATGGATATTGAGAAGATAATCTCAAACCAGTTAACACAAGAAGAACAAGATTTAGCAAAAGAAAAAGGATTTAACTTAACAATAGACAGCGCAGCCATCTTTAAGATGATGCATAAATTAAACATATCAAAAGAGCAAGCAAAATTATTATTAGACGAAAGAGACCATTTATTAGCCATTAACGATGAGTTAAATAGAGCTGTTTTAATGCAAAAAGCAAGAAAAAATTTACAAAATGCAGAATTACTA